TATCAGAGGGGTATTAATAGACCCTAAGGCAAAGAACCTAATAAATAGTTTAATAAGACACACTTATAAGCAGGGCACAAATCTGCCAACAAAGGACGAAGGATGGGATCACGCAAACGACTCTTTAGGATATCTAATAAGTTTTCTTTATCCGATAACCAAGGCAAGGACAGAGGTAGAACCGCAGAGATTCAATTTTCAGACAGGAGTAGCAAATGGCAGATTATAGTCTAACAAACACCGGCAACGATTACGGACAACCTAATTTCGATGGAATTCCCCTACACGACGAGTATGTGAACTACATAAATCGGTGGAATTTCCTACAGCGTTCATACAGCGGTGGTGCCCAATACAGGATGGGAAACTACCTTACCAAGTATGTGATGGAGAACTCATCGGAATACATCGGTAGGATAGCACAGACACCTTTAGATAACCATTGTAAGAGCATAATACACATCTATAATTCCTTTTTATTCAGGAACGATCCCGAGAGGAATCTAGGTAACCTAGAAGGAACACCAGAAATAGAAGCGTTCCTTAAAGACGCGGACCTAGAAGGAAGGGATCTAAATCAGTTTATGAGGGATGTCAACATACAATCTAGCATCTACGGACACTGCCTAGTGTTGGTCGATAAACCAAGCACACAGGTAGGAACAAGGGCGGACGAACTGGCACAAGGTCTAAGACCTTACCTGAGTATCTTTACTCCGGAAAACATACTAGACTGGGAGTTCGAAAGACAACCTAATGGATTGTATGAATTAAGTTTCCTTAGACTGCTCGAACAGGAACAGAGGGCATATCAACAAAACACTAAGAATTACCTAAGGACCTTCACAAAAGAAAAAATCTATGTCGAGGAATACCAACCCGACGAGAAAGAAAAATTAAGACTGATAGAAGAATTACCTAACCCTTTAGGCAAGATACCAGGTGTGTTCGTATACGCACAAAGGTCACACACTAGGGGCATAGGAATCAGTGACATAAATGATATCGCAGATATGCAAAATGCCATCTATAATGAACTTTCAGAAGTAGAACAAACTATAAGGATATCTGGACATCCCACACTCGTAAAGACGATAGACACAGAAGCGGGAGCAGGTGCCGGTGCTATCATCACAATACCTAATGAACTAGATCCCGGCCTTAGACCATCGTTGTTACAGCCTTCGGGACAATCAATCGATATGATCCTTAACTCGATCGAGAACAAGATAAAGGCCATCGACAGGATGGGACACCTAGGTTCGGTTAGGGCGATAGAACAGAGATCTATGAGTGGTATCGCGTTACAGACCGAGATGCTACAACTTGACACGAAACTTATCGACAAGGCGAAAAATCTTCAACTTGCCGAGGAACAGATATTAAGGCTTTTTGGTCTATTCCAGAACACGGCCTGGGATGGTGATGTAAAATATCCTAGCATCTTCAACATCCGAGATAGGAGTTACGAGATGGACATCCTTAAGAAAGCGGCGGACACTAAACCTGCCGATCCTACCATAAAACAAAAGATCGATGAAAAGATTATTGACATCATCGAGACTGACGAGGACGCTAGGCAGGAGTTCATAGAACAGATGAACAACAAGCCAGCAGTCGACACCACAACACACACGCCAATGACTTCACCTGACGCTATGATAAAACATATGCGTGAAATGGTCGAACAAGGTTACACAGATGAACAGATTATGGAACTACATCCAGAAATAAGAACATTCTTTAACGGGGAAACAGATGGCGAAGTATCGGAACAGAACAGTAACACTTAACCGGCCCTTCAGGACACCAGGCGGACCCAAGAAGAGTGCGGTGTATGTGCGTAACCAGAAGACCGGCAAGGTCAACCTAGTGAGATTCGGACAACCCGGTATGACGATAAAGAAGAATATACCGGCTAGGAAGAAAAGTTTTATGGCAAGATTCAAACCAATCCTAAGAGCAGTTAAAGGACAGAAATCACTGAGTCCGGCATACTGGAGTATAAGAGCGTGGAGATAATAGTAGATGACTGCTTCAGAGCAATCCAAGACATAGATGACAAATCTATTGATTGTGTAATCACATCACCACCCTACAACATTGGAGTCCAATACAATCAATACCGCGACCGTGATACAAACTACATCACTAAAATGCGTGACCTGTTCATTGAGATCAGGCGGGTTCTAAAACCACAGGGACATTTCTTCCTGAACATATCACCAACCAGGAAAGATCCTTTGTTCGCTTACCGATTGGCAGAACTGGTTCCTATGACAATACAGAATCCAATCGTATGGGCAAAGGCGGTGGAGATGCCAGGTGAAGGCATCAAGGGCAGGAGTGTAGTCACGCAGAACACCAACAAGTATTTGTGTCGTGGTTATGAGATGGTTTGGCATTTCACACACACTGGCCACACACCAATTGACAGGGAGATGAGTAGTGTTCCCTATAGGAAAGAATGGGCAGAAGACAACTACAGGAGGACTGGCAGACGAACCAGGCCAACCACAGACTGCTGGCACATTCCATACGAGACAACAGGTTATATGGGTAAGGCCAGTGCGGCTGTCAAAGGACCTAAAGGCCATCCTGCTATATTTCCAAGGGAATTGGTAAGGCATTGTTTAAATATCACTGGCATCAGGACAGGTAAGGTGCTTGATCCTTTCGCAGGAACTGGCACAGTATCAAAGGTATGTCAAGAACGCGGCATAGATAGCGTATCAATTGAAATGGATCCAGACTATGCTGAGTTTATTAAACAGAGAGTTGAACAATAATGGAGGTAGATAGTAGTGGCAGGTATAAAGACACGAAAAGGACAGCAGACCCCGCACGCGAAATTCTACGCCAAGGGGCAGGAGTGGAAGCCCTGTAAGGTGATACAGAAGAAGAGATCGGGCAATGGCACCAGGACATTTATGGCCGCACAATCAGTCCAGACAGGAGAGATATACAAGAACGCACACGGACTAACCGCACCTTGGCACTCGATACACTTCAGTCCTGTGAAACCAGGGGAATTAGAATAATGGGTGTAGCGAAAATATACCGAACACCAGTAGAATCGGCAAGACACGAACAACTGAAGGTCCAGTGTATGGAATACTTCAAGGCGATGGAGAAGTTGATAGATAGGCCCAGCAGGCGTTACGCCGAACAGGCAAGGAAAGCACTCATCAACATAAAGAAGACTGCTCATCATCGCGGACTAGAATTGCTGGAGTTATATGCTCCATCAATGAACCAAGGAAAGGAACCTATAAATGGCAAACTTCAACACGATTAGTGGGAAGGCAATTTTAGGGACCGGAAAAAGGAGGACTAAGATGCCAGGAAGCGGAAGAAGAAAACCCAAGTCATCAGGTAGAAGAAGTCCTATGTCCAAGAAGAAGAAGAGTGGCCGTAGGAAGTAAAGACATTGAGGACTGGATCGGACAGGTTGTTGCGAAAACTCATAAAACGAGTGGAGCGACAATCTGTCCGTATGCTAAAAGAACACTCAAGGATCGTAAAATACAGATCATCCCTGCGAAGGTGGATCTGTTGGCTCAGGTTAGGCAGTGTTGTGATCTTTTTAATACTCTTGCTCTTGATATTGTCATCCTTTATTTCAATTACAAGATAACCGATAGGAAACTATCTAAGATGTGTGAAGAGGCACACAAGGCTAACCCTTCCTATGCCGTGATGTATGACCATCCCGACAACTCGGGCAAGCACAAGGGCGTGAGTTTCAGTTATGGTAAAGCACCGTTGATGTTCATACAGGATCTTAGTAAATTAAAAAATGCCCAACAACAACTTCGAAGAACAGATTATTATACTGCTTGGGGTCTTGACCCTAATAATAGTATGTTCTACTAATCTACTATAAATAACATTATTCGACGTTATCCAGCGTCGCAAACAAATGGAGGAACACAGCAATGAGTGATGAAAAAACATTGGAAGTCAATACAGAACAGGCGACTGCTCCCGTAACGGAAGACTCAAAAAATAATCCAACGCAGGAAACTGAAAATCAACCAGTTTACACAAAAGAACAATTCAATGCCGCGATGAAGTCCGCCAGACTACAAGGCGAACAGGCTGTGGCAAAGAAATTTTCTAATGTAGATGTTGAGCGCTATAACACTCTATTACAACAAGAGGAGCAAAAGCAACTCGAGGAGCAAAAGAGGAAGGGCGAATTCGAGAAGATACTCAAAGAGCAGGCAGAGAAAGCCAACTCTAAGATATCTACTCTAACTGATGAATTGACCAAGATCAAGGTTGATGGTGCTCTTATAAATGCGGCGAGCAAATATAAGGCAGTTAATCCTGAACAGGTTGTAAAACTTGTGAGAGATCAAGTCAAGATGTCAGAGACCGGACAGGTAGAAGTGGTAGATCCCAAGACGGGAAATACTAGATATGCCGAGACCGGCGATCCGTTGGATATCGACCACGCAGTAGGCGAATGGCTAAAAGCCAATCCCCACTTCGTCCAGGCAGGTGCTACCGGATCCGGAGCAACTTCGAATTCTAATCCCGAAGGCGTTAAACCTAATGTTGATATGAACAAGTTGGATCTTAGAGATCCAGAACAACGGAAAGTTTACGCAGAGATGAGGAAGAAGATTTATCCTAACGTTCTGTAAATACTTTCCACAACAATAAAGGAGTTTAGCGATGGCTAACACAAACATAAACGACAGTCAATTATTGACGAATATGTTACAAGAGGCCGTGTTTACACAATCTGAGAAATCGATTGCGGACAAGGTTTTCACAACATACGATATGACAGGAACACCTGGCTTAACAGCACAGATCCCTGTGTATCCAGAAATTGCGGCACAAGAACAAAACCAGACTACAGAAGTTACTGATACTAACTTCACGGTTACTCAGGTTGATGTTACTGCGGCAGAAGTCCAAGCAAGGATCGATGTATCTGACCTTTTAGCAGAATCTACTGTAAGAAATATGGGTTCTGATGTGGGACAGATGATCGGATCGGCTATTGGAGAAAAAGTTGACTCAAACGCATTTTCACTATTCACAGAGGCGAACATCGCCCTAGATGCTGGTGACAATGCTACAACTATCACTCCGGCTATCATCTTACAAGGTGTATACAAACTAAGGCAAAACAACGCACCGACCGATGGTGAAGGTGACTACCACTGCGTGATCCACCCGGGTCAAGCATATGGTTTAGCCTCTGCTTTAGCAGGTGCTGGCTACGGAACATCAGCAAATGCGATTTCAAATGTAGGTAACACTTTGTTATCTTCATCTGCTTTCGTTGGAAAATTATTCAATGTGAAGATCTTCCAATCGACTGGTATCGCGGCTGACTCTGTGGCAACTGACGCACAAGGTTGCGTTTTTTCACCACAGGCCTTTGCACATGTTATCAAAAGATCTTTAAGAATAGAGAGCCAGAGGGATGCTTCTATGCGTCACACTGAGTATGTTGGATCAACTGCTGTTAAAACGGCACTTGTGAAGGCGGCTTACGCTTGTAGAATTAAAGGTTCTAAAGTAATCGGCTAATAGGGAGAACCCCTCGTAGTCAAACAGATTAGGCGGGTCTAAAATGGATTGTTTAGGCTCGCCTTTTTTGTATCCGAATAAATATTGTTAGAGTTAGGAAGGACCTAGTTCTATAACATAAGGAAGGACCTTTATGAGCACATTTGCTAACGACACAAACATCCTAGAATACGAACCCGATATACAGAAATACGGAATTGCCGAATTCGATTCGCTTCACGAGAAGTCATACGATGACATCATCCGTCTTCTAAATATCCGTTGGTGGCCCAAGGCAGACTATGGTAGATATGACATCACCATCGTTGGAACCAGCAGTGAGAAGTTGAGTCCGTCTAGGTTGACAGCATCGCAGTTCACGAGAGCGGCTGTATACCACGTTTTAGCATACTACATATATCCAAGGCTATCGACCTTCGATCCGGACGGGGACCTTTTCAGAGAAAAAATGCAGTATTACAAGCAGAAATTCGAGGAAGAGTTCGATCTTATATTGAGGGCAGGCGTAGAATACGACGCGGATAGTTCAGGCACAATCACAGATTCAGAACAGAGATCCTTCCATCATAATAGATTGGTAAGGTAATGTCGGCCAGAGAAAATATAGCAATCAACATCGAGAAACAATTATTGAATATGACGGATCCTGCTTTGGGGTCGGTGAGCAGAGTCTTCTTCGATGTCCAGAAACTAGCGATCACACAATTTCCCGCGGTGTTAATAACAACGGCGGATGAAACTAGGGAAGATCTAGCAACGGACATCAGAAGGGGCATAATAAGATACAACCTAAGGTGTTATGTGCGAGGCAACCAGATAGACACACTAAGGAACGAGATAGTTGAGCGTATAGAAGAGACCCTAGAACTCAGTAGGGACAGAGACATCACCATATCCGCGGACAACATACACAATGTCACAACTAAAGTGGCAGGCGTGGAAGTGGTCGAGCGTGAACTACCTTTAGGCGAGGTAGTCGTTAATGTCGATGTGACCTACCATTACAAAAAAGGAGTGTTATAATGAGCATCAAGATGTATAAAGAAAAGAATTCAAAGCGAGTGCGTGGATGTAATGTCCAGGCACACTTGGATACAGGTTGGACCTTAGAACCTGTTCAACAAAAACTTAGACCAAGAAAGAGAATCGTTCCCGAGTATAAACTCGAGATAGGTGAGGTCGAGGTTAAATCAACAAATGATCTTTCAGGTCCGGAAGATCTAAACAACAAGGAGTAATACAATGGCAGTTAATACTGGTGTATATACAGGTGAAAGCGGAGTCATCAAATTCGTAGGCGATGATTCTACGGTAGCGGCTGTGGCTTCGGTTAGATCTTTCACTATAGATAGGGAAGTTCAAACAATTGAGACCACAACTATGGGTGACACTGATAGATCATATCTAGCAGGTTTGTCGCAGTTTTCGGGATCTTTAGATGTTTATCTAAGGGACGACGACGAAGGACAAAGTAACTTTTTAAGTTATGTCGAGAATCCAGACTCGGTAGCGAAGATTGAATTATTCCCGTCAGGTGAAACGACTGGTATCAAATTATCAGGCAATGTCATCGTGACTGGACACTCAATCACTAGCAACTTCGACGGAGCGGTCGAGGCATCTATCCAGTTTCAGGGATCAGGAGCGTTAGCAAGAATCGAGTTATAATGATAAACGTTAGTTTCACCCCTAGTCTTAGGAAGATCATAGGCGAGGTTCGCGGCAATGTGAAGGCAGAACTATTAGGATTCAGTGATGAACTCCTAAGGAATTTGCGTGCCAAGACACCCATAGCCGAAGGTCGGGCAAGACGGGGGTGGAACAAACAAGAGAAGACAAACAAGGTGAAGATAGCAAACCGAGTTCCTTATATCGAAAGGCTAGAGAACAATTACAGTAAACAGACTCGAGGTCGAGGTATAACGAAACCGGCAATAAGAACAACAAGAGCAAATAGGAAAAGGAGAGTAAGATAATATGAGTAAGACACTAGAAAAGATATCTAATCACTACCAGAAGGCGATAGCGGGCGATCTAGAGAAAATCACCGTGCCAGAATGGGATATGGATATCTATTGTAAGAAGACTTATGCGTTCAGAGATGAGGCCAAGGTGATCGAATTACAACAACAGGGTAAGACGGTAGAGGCATTGGTTGAATCTTTAATCGTGAAGGCGTTAGACAAAGATGGTAAGAAACTCTTTCACGACGCAGACAGAATCAATCTTATGAACGAGGCCGATCCAAGCGTTATCATAAAGGTAGCGGGACAGATCAACAACATAGGCCTTAGAAGACCGATTGATGATGTCGTAAAGGAATAGAAGCCAACACGGAGTTAGGCTTCATAATAATGTTGGCGGATAGGTTGAAAAGACCTATCGCAGAGATTATGGAGTTGTCTGTGTTGGAGTTGGACCTTTGGTCCGCGTGGATTAAAAAAGAACAAGATGTCACCAACAGACAAATGAGGAGGATGAAGAGCCGTGGCAACACAACAAAGAATAGATCTTGATGTAGTCGTAAAGAATACACAGAGGATCGACAGACTAGAAGCCGCCCTAGGTAAGACTCAGAGGAGTGCGTTGAGCCTGGGAACAGCCGCGAAAGTTGCCGCTGGAGCAATCGCCGCCATCGGAGTTGGTAGTGCGTTAAGGAGCCTAGTAAGGGTTGGATCACAGGTAGAATCTTTAGGCCTACGATTCAAGTTCTTGTTTGGTAGTGCGGAGGAAGGTGCCAAGGCATTCGAGACCTTAACAGAATTCGCGGGCCGGGTTCCCTTCAGTCTAGAACAGATATCTGCCGCTTCGGGTAACCTAGCGGTAGTTGCCAATGACGCGGATGAATTAAAGAACATATTAGAGATAACCGGTAATGTTGCCGCGGTATCAGGACTTGACTTCCAGACAGCGGGTGAGCAGATACAGAGGGCATTGAGTGGTGGTATCGCGGCGGCTGACATCTTTAGGGAAAGAGGTGTTAGGAGTTTATTAGGATTCAAAGAGGGTGCTACGGCTACAGCAGAAGAAACTAGGGCCGCATTCCAGAGAGTATTCGGTAGGGGCGGTGAATTCGGTGGAGCGACAGATGAGTTCGCTGAAACACTCGAAGGAACTATTTCGATGCTACAGGATAAACTATTCAAGTTCCAAGATGTAGCCAGTAGAGAATTTTTCGATGAATTAAAAGATCAATTAGGTGACCTAAACGAGTTCTTCGAGGAGAACCAAGAAACAATAGATAACTTCGCCAGAGAACTAGGACAAGGACTAGGGCAGGCCGCGATAGCGACAGGTAAAGCGGTCATCTTCCTTAAGGAAAATATAGACCTAGTCAAGATAGCGATAGGTGCCTTACTAGCACTTAAAGTAGCGATAGCGGTAGGCAATATGAGATTGGCCTTTGCGGGTCTTGGTATGTCGTTGACAAAACTGTTACCTGTCCTAAGGGCCACAGGGGCGGTAGCGAGAAAACATCCTTTAATATTGTTAGGAACTATCGGTGCCATAGCGGGTATAGCCCTATTCGGTGACGAGATCGACAAACTCACAGCAAAATTATTCGGCAACGAAGAAGCGATGGACAAAACCATACCAACCATCGACGACTTCCAGTCAGAGATAGATGAAACCACAAGATTAAAGAACCTAGAGAATCAAGTCCTAACCGGTAGTATAGCACTCTACGATGATATGACCACTGCCACGCAGATACAGGCCAATGCCTTGAAATATCAGAACGAACAGATAAACGCCACAGCAATAAACTACGAGAACCTAAAAGGTGCGGCGGCTAGTTTCGTTGACAGGATCAACCAATTAGGTGAAACACAGGCAGAAGCGATCACTAGGACGGAAGAAGAGCGTCTAGCAAGATTAAAAGAATTATATGATAAAGAAGAAATCAACAAATACGAACTAGAAGATCTAAAGACCAAGATAACCGAAGAAGCCACAAGACAAAGGATAGAGTTAGCCAAGAAGGAAGCAGAGGCCAACAAGAAACAATACGATGATTTCCTAGGCGGTCTAAGACAAGGCAAACTCAAAGAAATAGATTTCGAGAAACTAACACAGGATCAAAAGATCGATATAGCGAAGACAGGACTATCCAGCATCCTAGAACAGACGGCCACATTCAACAAGAAGGCATTCGATCTACACAAGAAAGTAAGGATAGCAGAAGCACTTATCAACACCTACAAGGGTGTGACTAACGCACTATCGGCTTATCCGCCACCTTTCAGTTTCATCTTTGCTGGGGCACAATTGGCTTTCGGTCTAGCACAGGTAAACGCGATCAGATCACAATCCTTTAGCGGTAGGGAAAGGGGAGGACCGGTAACACCGGGTGAAACATTCTTGGTCGGTGAAAATGGCCCCGAGTTGTTCCGTCCTAACACTAGCGGAAGGATCGACAACAACCAAGACACCTTCGGCAACACTCAAGGTGCCACGGTGAATTTCAATATTTCTACCGTAGACGCACAAGGTTTCGACGAATTATTACAGAGCAGACAAGACCTGATAATTAGTATTATCAATAGGGGTCTAACAGAACGAGGAAGGGCGAGATTAATCTAATGGCAGGCACATTTCCAACAGCAGGTTTCACAGCACTAGAACTAAAGTCTAACACTAGGTCAAGATTGACTGAGTCGGTTTCAGGTAATACACAGAGGATAAAGACAGGCAGTCAATACTTCAGCATAAAGTTGAAATCACCGCCATTATCTAGGCAAGATTTCAACGCACTCTATTCTTTTATAATACAGCAAGATGGACAGGTAGAGAGTTTCACACTAGTTCCACCGGTTGTGAGTTCCACAATAGGCACTATGACGGGCACGGTAACGACCGCTAATGTCAATTCAACCGATCCGGCGATGAGTCAGGCCGCAGGATCTACTAGCGTAGCAATCACCGACGACGGCACACCATCAGGAACACTCAAGAAAGGCGATGTTATAAAATTCAGTAATCACGACAAGGTCTATATGTTGACTGAAGACCTTACACTCGCAAATGATTCCGCGGTCAAACAGATGAGTTTCTATCCACCGTTGACCACCGCTATCACGGGCGGGACCGACACGGTGATCTACAACAATGTTCCTTTCAAGGTATTCTTCCAGTCCGATGAAGTCAGTTATGAACTACAGAACGACGGATACTATAGATATGAAATAAGCGTTCGTGAGGAGATATAATGCCAAGAGATATACCACAGGCACTCCAAGACAAGTTAGCCGCAAAGAAAGTCTTTGTAGCGGACCTGATAGAATTCCATTTCACCACACCATTATACTTCACGACTAGCAATATCAGCCTAGCATATGATTCACCAACGGCACCAGAATCCGGAACACAGACCTACATAGCACAAGGTCTATTCCTAAACTACAGGGACATCGTAGAGAACTCGGACCTTAGGGTAGGAACATTAGATCTTAACTTCACCGCGGTAGACCCAACTATGGTTGCGGTATTGATTAACAATGATTTCATCGATAAGCGTGTTGTCCTTTACAGGGCAGTTCTAAACGATGATTACAGTTTTACCGGTGATGATGTGTTCACGATATTCGATGGTAGGATTTCTGGATGGAGCCTAACAGAGAACAACAATACCGCGAATGTGACATTATCAGTAGCAAGTTTCTTCGCTGACTTCAATAGAACCAACGGTAGGAGGACTAATCCCGCATCACAGAACTTATACTTCAGCGGCGACAAGGGGATGGATTTTTCACCACAAATAGTAAAGGATATAAAATGGGGCAGACCGTAGACCTTAAGGTAAGGAAATTGACACCGCTAGACGCAGGGGCGGGACTCTTGTTAGCACAAGAGAGCATAGAAGAGATGGAACTAAAGGACAAGGATTTCGATCCTATACTTTTCAATTTCAAGGTCAAGAATATGTTCGTCACACCCGGGGTCGAGATGTATGGGCTCTATATCGAAAAGGATATGATAGGTTTCATCGTTATCAGCGAAACACAGATGTTATGGAGCACACTTAAAAAATTGAACCTAGAATTCCTATACCTTAAAAAAGAATTCAGGACCTGGGAGAACATAGAAACCTGTATCACTATGCTCGAGAAGAAAATGATAGAGATAGGATACGAGAGTATAATGATAGCAGATGACAATCCGTTAATACCGGAGGACATCCTGTTGAAAAGGAACTACAAGATTGTAAGGAAAGTTTACGAAAAAGAAAATGCTTATTAGACCAATAACAAAAGAGGATGTGCCGCAACTAGTAGAACTAGGATACGAGCAGTTCGCGGCTTCGAGATTCAACTACCTAAATTACGATAGGGAGAAGATAAGGATACAATTCGAGAATGCGGTAGGACATCCAACAAGACGGGCTTTCGTGATAGATGATAATGGCGAACTAGTCGGACTAGTAGGTGTAAGCCTAGAGCAGTTCGAATACAACTACGACACCTTCGCTATGGATCACTTCTACTACATAAAGCCGGCCTATAGGAAAGGGATGTTAGCGGCTAGACTATTCAAGGTAGCGGAGCAGTGGGCAAAGGAGAACCGTGCCCTAGAAATACATTTTAACTTCGCCTTCAATGATGAGGGTGAGCGTATCGCCAAGTTCCTAGATAGGATGGGCTATGTGAAATATAACGAACACTACAAGAAATTATTAGTAAGATGAAGATATACAAGAAGATAGTCTACGATAAGGATATGAACATAATCGAGGAAGATTCCTACGAGTATGAAGGTCCTATCACAGAATGTAAAGGCGGCGGCGGAGGCGGCGGCGGAATAATTGGCAAGGTATTCAAGTTCGTAGGTAGCCTAGTCGAAGGGGTCGTAAAGATCTTCACATCACCTTTCGGTATAGATATGACGGTGCCGGAGGTTTCCGCACAACAAGATGAACAGATACAGGGTGTCCTATTAAACAAGGATTCGGGTATAAGCAATGTGCCTATCGTTTATGGCACAAGGATGGTTGGCGGTTCTAGGGTTTTCGTTTCGACTAACGGTTCCGGTAATGAATACCTTTATGTGGCCTATGTGCTGTCAGAGGGGCAGTGCGATAGTTACACACAACTGCTTATAGATGATATCGTAGTCACACCAAGCAGTTTCGCACACGGGGTAGAGGCCACGGTGAGCGAATCGCCTTACTCAGATGACAATAGATTAAAAGTCCAGTTCTTCGATGGCAGGGATGACCAAGTGTCGAGTTCGTTGCTACAGGAGGCACCGGGATGGACTAGTGATCATAGATTAAGGGGTCTTTGCTACCTAGCCGCGAGGTTTAGATGGAAGAAGATCGAGTCACAGGCGGATTCAGACAACAACCCCTATGGTGGGGGTATACCTAATGTCAAGGTAACACTGAAAGGTAGGAAGATATTCGATCTAGTGTCGGGCTACAGCAGGACGGATTACGGTAGTTTCGATGATACCGATGATGAAGGATTCACGATAACGGCCGATGACACCTATGCTTACAAGAATATTCCAATATCGGTCGCCAATGGTTATAGATTCGGTGGCGATAATAACAACGACATAGACTTCGTTCCCGCTAGGAACGACGCAGAAGTCAAGGTCACCCTTAGGGCGGTGCTATCTAGCAACACTAACAATTACGGATCATATAATTTAGGTTTCCTACTATTCAAGGACGGTGTGAATTACCGCCCAGGAGATGTGCCTATAGGTGAAACAGGCAACAAGATATTGAAACAGAGCGATGGAACTATCACGGCAACCTTCGAGAAGACTATTACAGATCTAGTCACATCGAGCACCTGGCAGTTCCAGCCATTCCTTACGGTGAGTAGTGCCTCTGGCACCATATCCGGCACGGCAGAGATGACCCTAGAAGTCAAGACACCGGAATACGAGGACCATACCGTGGCCTATGGCAGTGAGACGGTTTCGTTCAACAACAACCCGGCAAATGTGTTGCTGGACTATATGCGTAATCCAAGATATGGCAAGGGACTAGACAACGAAGCATTCGACTGGATAAGTTTCAGGCGTGCCGCGGTGCTGTGTGATCAAACCGTTGACTACACCGCAACAACTACCGGTAAGGCGTTCACTTGTGATGCCGTGGTAGAGACTTCGGCTAGCATTATGAACAACTGTAAGATACTGCTAGTGGGTTTCAGGGGCATTATGCCTTACACACAAGGTAAGTTTAGATTGAAGATAGAAAACGCCGGGGATGATACCGACATAGCGAACATACCTAGTGATCCACCTGTGGAGTTTACGGCCAACGACGACAACATAGTAGGCGGACTAAGATTGGTTGGTGACAACAAAGAAACAAAATTCAATAGATGTAGGATCACATATGTAGACCCGGATGCTGACTACCAACCTAACGAAGTGATCTATCCGGATGACGGCAGTGCGGATGATACTTTTTTCCTTTCAGAGGACAACAATCAGAGATTCGAGACTACCTTGAGTCTACCTACCGTGGCGAACAGGGAACAGGCACTCCAGTATGCCGAGGTATTCGTTAAGAGGTCTAGGAATGCTAAACAGATACAATTTGCTACTACTATTGCCAGCAGTAACATAAGTGTGGGCGATCTTTGTAGGGTAGTTTCTAACACTATAGGCCTAGACGGTGTGTTCAGGATAACGGACATTCGGCTTAACGCGGAAGGTGACATACAGGTCACAGGTTTCGAACATCAACCTACGGTATACACGATCAATGCTAAATCGGCCGACATAACGAGGCCAACATTAAACCTACCGGATCCGCTATTAGTTCCGGCACCTACCAATGTGAGCGTTACGAGTTCGACAACAACCAGTTCCGGTTATGTGGCGGAGGCACGATTAGATGTGACCTGGACTGCGACAACAGATCCTTTCATAAAGGAATACATCGTCCAATACAAGTTAGTGTCAGACACAGATTACATCACAGCGGGTATAACCAACGATACAGAATTTTTCATAGATCCGGTCGCTTCAGGCGAACAATACAATGTCTGAGTTGCGGCTAGGAACGAACTTAACAGAAGAAGCGATTACGCCAACGCCAGTCCACACACGGTCAGTTAGGCGAATGAAACAATCGCTTTTCGATATAAAACTTGTGAAATATGGTTCATACCATTGTGTGAAATTGAAATCACCCTGTCACGATCGACATCTATGTGAATTCGTATTAAACCGCGGTGTGCTTAAGAACTACTGTATGATAGATCTTCGACCTTTGCGTGTGCGAATTCCTTCGAGATCGGTCGCTCACCATAGAAACAAAACCTAACACCTAGTTCGCGCTGATATGTCCTAAGCAGTTGTAGTTTGCTGTTAGTCACTTTAGGATAGATCTTTTTATGCGTGTATCTAGCATCGAACAGGCTCCGAGTTTCATCGGTGTGCCAATCACAGCCTACTATACCTATATCCTTCTGTTTTAAATAGAAAATCGCAAGTGCTATCGCCAGTGTTCCGCTGTCTTCGGGTGCGAGCCTGTTAGGTGTTATGACATCTTTAAAAAAATCTTTGCCGGAGCCATTCCTACAAAAGAATTGGGGTAAATGACCGTTTTGGTGTTCTTGGAGATCTTGGATAATTTGGTCGCGGGTCCTAGGATCGTATGCTACACAATGGCTTAACCTACGCAATCTATATAGATGATTACAACCTATTTCTAGCGTGTGTGCGGGTGTGCTATCTAGTATCTTCTGTATGCTAGGACTATTAAACCATATCAACATCCTAATATTTACGGTAGGGTGGTGCTTTGCTGGAGATTACTGGAGTAAGACCAATAGGAAAGCAAAACACCGCAAATATTTACATTTTCTATAGACTATTTGCCTTTCAGGATATATAGTATTATAGGCTCATATAAAAACTTCAAAACTTAGGCTCACAATAGTCCAGGGAAATGCGGCTTAACAGGCGACAGGTGAATCCCGTTAGGAGACTTTAAAGAAAACTAAAAGATAGTGCTCTGTGAAAAAGATACAACACTAGTCTATTCTAAGATTACTGTAAGAGGATTAGGATAGATCGCGTAGGATAGAACGAGCAAACAGGTATAGCCCTACCGCCTGGCCAGACAGCGACTTACAGATGGGTGAAACTCACATAAAGTTTCAGTTCGGC